TCTACTAAAGGTGGTATTCTCAAAGCAACATCTACCATGAGAGATGAAGAGGTCAGCAATATCTGCGGATATGTGTTAAAGCTAGGACCCGATGCATACTCAGATAAAAATAGATTCCCAACAGGACCTTGGTGTAAAGAAGGTGACTGGGTTGTGTTTAGGGCTTATTCTGGCACTCGTATGAAAATGTATGGGAAAGAGTTTCGTCTAATTAATGACGACACTGTGGAAGCAGTCGTTGAGGACCCAACAGGAGTAGTAAGAGCATGAGTGATCAATCAGCAGAAGAATCTATTCAGACAGAATTTATTCCAAATGATGATGGTAAGTTAGAGCCACAAAGTATGGAAGATAAATTCTTTGGAGTTAAGACTGAAATACAAAAGCCAGATAACAGTGATTTAAAAGTTGAGGTGGTTGAGGAGACTGTCGTTAATGCAGAGCCTGAACCAAAACAAGTCGCAGAAAAACCTGTCGATGAGGATACGCTAGATAAAGAAATAGAAAACTATAGCGAGAGAGCAGGCAAAAGAATTAATCAAATTAAGTATGAATATCATGAAGAGCGTAGGGCAAAAGAGTCTGCACTAAAAGAAAAAGAAGAAGCAATCAAGCAACTTAAAACCCTAATGCATGATAATCAAAGGCTACAACAAATCGTAGCTGAAGGCGGTAAAGTAGTTAATCAGCAAGCTAAAAACAATGCACAGTTTGCTAAATTAACCGCACAAGCAAAGTATAAAAAAGCATACGATGAGGGTGATGCTGAAGCAATGTCGCAAGCTCAGGCAGAGTTAACAAAGGCAACTCTAGCAGAGCAACAGGCTCCAAATTATGCCGCGGCAATGCAACAATCTATTATGGCTAAGATGCCACAACAGCCTGTTCAGCAACCAACGCCAGACCCAGAAATGCAAGCGTGGGCGCAAAAGAATCCTTGGTTTATGAGCCAAGACCCCGCGCACAAAGAGATGACTTCATATGCTATGTTTCTAGATCAAAAGTTACAAGCAAGTGGAATAGACCCTGCAACCCAAGCGCAAAAGTATTACGCAGAAATAGATGCAGGGATGAGAAGTCAGTACCCAAATTTTTTCGGAGTACCTCAAGCAAGTGTTGAAACGACACCAGAGATACCTGTAGAAGAAAAGCGACAGCCTGCAAATGTTGTCGCTCCCGCATCGAGGAATAGTGGGAGTAATAAAAATCCTCGCAATGTACGATTGACTCAGACCCAAGTTAAACTAGCACGACAACTTGGAATAAGTCCTGAGCAATACGCAAGACAATTATTAAAGGACTCAGTATGACTGAAGAACTAGATAAATTATTGGAAGAGGTCCAAGACCCTTCCGCACCTGTGCGTACCCCGAGGGGTTCTGAAAGCCGAGAGGTTACCCAACGAGTTGAGAGTTGGGAAAATCCATCAAATTTACCAAGTCCTGATCCACAACCGGGATGGGTTTTTAGATATATAAGGACAAGTATTTTAGGTAATACTGACAATCCAAATGTATCAAAAAAATTCAGAGAGGGTTGGATACCTTGTAGGGCAGAAGACCATCCAGAATTACATATTCATATGATGGACTATAAGTCTGAATGGGCGGAGAAAGGACATATCGAAATTGGTGGACAGTTGTTATGCAAGATGCCAAAAGAGAAAGCAGATGCTAGGGATCAACATTTCCAACGCATGGCTAGAACTCAGATGGATTCTGTAGACAACGTATACTTTAAGGATCAAGATTCCAGAATGGCTACCAAACAAGTCTTTGAAAGAAAGTCCAAAACAACCTTTGGTAGAGATTCCTAATCTTGATAGATTTGTAACTCTATTTTGAGGAAAATATTATGGCTTCAACAGCGGCTCCTAGCGGAGCGAATCCTGTCGGATCATTAGTTTCCTGTGCTTACAATGCAAAAGTTACACACTATAAGATAAAGAATAACTTCGGGACTGCTATATTTTATGGTGACTTTGTAAAGTGGGCGGATGATAATCCAAACACTACTATTCAGAAAGACACAGGTACTACATCAATGACACCTATCGGAGTATTTTTAGGTTGTTCATATACTGATCCTACTACAGGTCAATTCACACAAAGCCCACAATATCCCGCTTCAACAGCGGCAGATGATATCGTGGCATATGTAGCGTCTGATCCATTCCTAGTAATGAAAATGCAATCAGATGAGTCTTTGACTCAAGATGATCTAGGAAAGAATGTTGCAGTAGTGCAGACTGCGGGATCGACTGTATTCGGCATAAGCAAGAATGCGGTTGACGGAAGCACTGCAAACACTACTAACACTTTACCACTTAAGATTATTGACTTTGTCGATGGTCCAGACAGTGCTATTGGTGACAGTTTCACAGACGTATTGGTGATGTTCAACGTAGGACATCAATTACTTAACACAACTGGCATCGGCTAATAGGAGTATATTATGGCGGCTATTTCAAGAGCTAATGAATTAAAGCAACTCCTACCCGGCTTAAACGCTTTGTTTGGAGATGAGTACAACAACTACGAGAACGAGCACGAGCAAATTTATGTAAGCGAAAACTCAGAGCGATCATTCGAAGAAGAGTTGAAGCTTTCTGGATTTGGTGCGGCTCCAGTAAAAGATGAAGGCGCGGCAATATCTTATGATGTAGCGCAAGAGTCTTTTGTGGCTCGTTACACACACGAGACAATCGCTTTGGGCTTCTCAATCACTGAGGAAGCAATGGAAGACAACTTGTATGTAAGTCTTTCAGCTAGGTACACCAAGGCTCTAGCAAGAGCAATGGCTTATACTAAGCAAGTCAAAGCGGCTTTCCCATTAAACAACGGTTTCACAAATTCATTCCAGTCTGGTGATGGGGTTAACCTATTCACTGCAAGTGGTGATGGTGTAACTGGTGGTGATGGACACCCATTGGTAAGTGGCGGAAAGAACTCTAACAGACCTGTTACAGGTGCAGACTTGAACGAAACATCTTTGGAAGATGCAGTCATTCAAATCAGCAAGTGGACAGATGAGAGAGGTCTTAAGATTGCGGCTAGACCAAGAAAGCTAATTGTCCCAACTGATCTACAGTTTGTTGCTACTAGACTCTTAGAGAGTGAGTACAGAGTAGGAACTGCTGACAATGACATCAACGCGGTAAGAAGCAACGGTGTAATACCAGAAGGCTACGCAGTTAACCATTATTTAACTGACACTAACGCTTTCTTCATTACAACTGATGTTCCTGACGGCATGAAGCATTTTGTCAGAAGTGCTATGACAACAAACATGGATGGAGACTTTTCAACCGGAAACGTGCGGTACAAGGCTCGAGAGAGATATTCTTTCGGAGTATCAGACCCACTAGGTATCTTCGGATCACCCGGTTCAAGCTAAAACAGATAGGGGAGCATCGCTCCCCTTTTTGTGCATCTAGGGTAAACGTATCTATCAACTGACCTAGCAGACTTTGCCAAGATGATAGATTTATATTTCCGAGGAGGGAATAATGGCTAACACAACTTTTAACGGACCCGTCAGATCAGAGAATGGTTTTACGGTCATTTCAAAAAATTCATCAACAGGTGCGATCACTACTGAGTTCACGTTAGATACTAACGGAATGCAAGTAACGCCTGTTGCATTAGCTGATACCACAGCTATTTCTTTAACAGCTACCACGCATGGCGGTAGAGTTTCTGTCGTTCCTGCTTTGTCAGCGAACTTAACATTAACTTTGCCATCACCTTCAGCGGGTGTTTACTTTAAGTTAATCTATGGTGGAGCCGCAGAAGAAACAGAGAATCTAATTATTACCACAGGTTCTTCTACTAATTTCTTTATTGGTGGTATCGTACACTTAGATTCAAATGCTGATAATACATCGGTTTACGCAGATGGTGATTCTAACTTTATATTAACGCTAACAGACTTCGGCTTGTTTGAAATTAATATATTAGCTAAGGATAGCACTAACTGGTATATCTGGGGTAATCAAGAAGGTGCAGATGCGCCTGCATTCTCAGACTCTTAATAGGAGTAAGTTATGGCTGATACAGTAACCACACAAACCATCATTGATGGTGAAAGAAATTGCATTATGAAGTTTACCAACGTAAGCGATGGTACTGGAGAATCTGCCGTAGCCAAAGTAGATGTATCTGCTTTATCATCTAATAGCGATGGCAAAGCTTGCTCTGAAGTAAGAATAATGCGAGTGAGCCACGCTATTGTAGGTATGTCTGTTCAACTTTTCTTTGATGCCACTACGAATGTTCTACTTATGGAGTTAGCAGAAAGTAGCAACGGTCACATGGAGTTCAAAGAGTTTGGTGGTATTCCTAATAATGCAGGGAGTGGTAAGACAGGAGATGTACTTTTTACCACGAAAGGACACAGTTCAGGAGACACTTACTCCATCGTATTAGAGATGGTGAAAGTTTATTCTGATTAAGGGAGTTAATTATGGCTTATATAATTGCTGAAAACGGTAATTTTCCGCCACAGTATATGGTGATGTTAGAGAGAGAGGATGGGGTATATGTCCCTGTCTTTGGACCTGATCCCGATATCGAAGACGCTGTAAGAAAGAAAGCAGAACTCGAAGGGTCAGATGCCAGAGCGAGGAACGATCATGGGCATTATATTGCAGACGATCCCTCTACACCCGATATCAATGAGGCTTATGTAGCAGGTAAAGCACCTGCTAAAAAGAAAGCTACCGCGAAAAAGAAAACGACTGCGAAGAAAAAAACAGTCAAGAAGTAATGCTAACAGAATCTCTATTGCAAAAAGAAATACGTCAATGGAGTGAGGAAGTTCTAGAAAGTCCTAATGAAGACTTTAATAATATGCCTGCTTGCCCTTTTGCTAAACAATCATGGAATAGCGGAAGGGTGCAGGTTGTATTAGGAGAGGGAGGACTCTGGGAAGATTTAGTTGATCTGATAAAAAACTTTGATGATACATACGATGTCATTGTTTA